CCAACATATATCCGCCTTGCCGGAGAAAAAGGCAGATCGGCTCCATCATTAGGAGTTACCGCTCTAGCCCCGATTGCAGGGCCAGTGGCATGTGCTCCTGCTTTGTATATTGGGTTAACCCATTGTGAAAATAAAGGCATAGTATCCTCCTATTAGTGGTTAAAGTTTATCATACAATGGCAAACGCTGCTACGAAGAAGTCATGCACATCTTCCGGTGCAACACCAAGAGCGGCAGACACTAGCGGAACAAGGGCTTCGTCTTCCGCAACCTCGGTGAAATTAGCCCATTTACCCCGTGCAAGTCCATCATTCGGAGGTGTGAGTGAATCAAACGCCGTTGCTAACGCCGCAGGGAGAAGTGCACGGTTAGCGGCTTGCTCGGCGGTGACGTAACCGTTCTCTTGCAATACGGTGAAAAACTGCACGGCAGAAACCACATAAACATACGCCGGGGGCGTATAATCGGGGGCGTAGGCTGCAATTTCTGCCGCCGTAGTAAGCGCGTCCAGTGCCGGGATGGCCACTTGCGGCACGTCTTCCAGTTTAGTGTTCCATTCCCCCGCTTGGCGTTCTAATCCCCGGTTTCTTTTGTTATTGCCTTTTGCCGTGGCAACGTTGCAATAACCGTACAAAGCATCCCGATGTGCCCGTATCAGTGCCAGACGCGCCGTGCGTAGGGCGGCTAAGTCAGCAATCCATGCACTGCCGTCCCATGTGTAGGTCACGGGCAGGGACTGGTCAGGGAGGTTGACGGTTACGCCAGCAGGGGCGGCGACAGTGGGGCCAGTGATGGTGAAAACTCGATTAGGATTAACCGTGACGATGCTCATAAATCCCCCTAAAAACTCTGTCCGGGTGCGCCAACACCGTCGGTTAAATCAGCGGCGTTGACTTCCCATAACGCGCGGGTGTTGCGGGCAGGAAGGTCGGCAACGTCTATAATTTTAAACGGCTTACCTTCTGGTACATCTTTTTCCGCAATGGCTTGTAAGCCGTATTGCGCCAACGCTTCCGGTGCTGGGTAAATTACAGCAACCCCGTTATTACCGTTTTGGTAGATAATGCATTGAGTCATAAAATCACCTAAATATGGCTATGTTGACAAATAAGGCATCAGCCGATCCTGCCGGGTTAACCCCGTCTTGCGGGAACTGCGTGTAAATGCGCATTGATGTCGTAGCGCGTATGTTGCCCGAAAGTACGGCGGTTGTCGAGGTAGACGCTGGAGCTGCATTGTCAACGGTGGCGGTGCCAGCTAATACATAGAATGCATCAGGCATCGCGTTTGAGAAGTTTACGGTGTAATCACCAGTTCCATTGTCGGTTATGCTACTCACATTCCCGCTCGCCCTAATAGATACCGTTCCCGTGCCGTTGAAGTTTACCCAAGCCCTGCAGCCATAGGCTGTTGCAACCGATCCATAACCTGAATTAAAAAGAAAATTTCCGCTGGTATCAAAACGCCCACGCTCTACGCCATTGGTCAAAAATATAAAAGGGTGATTTGACCCCGTTGCCGTCCCTGTCTGACCGAAAGAGTTTCCATAACTACTAAGCAGTGTCTGAACAGCTCCTTGACTGGCAAAAATATAACTCGCAGATGTCCCGCCTGTATCTGTGTTTACAATGTTCGCTTGTACTTGACCCGCCGGTTTGCTCTCGCTTACAAGAAAATCGTTTGAGCCAAGGGTTGTTGTCCCAATACCCACATTCCCAGAAGCGTCCCAATAAATGCCACCAGTGGAAAGTCTGTCCGGTGTTACAGAACCAGTCGCTATCTTGGCGTTGGTGACGGCACTGTTGGCGATGTCTGCTGTGGCAATACTTCCAGCGGTAATCAGCAACGCTTTGGCCGCAACCAAGGAGGCGGCTTGTACGAACGGAACTAACGGTGCACTGATGGCCGTGCCTCCTGTTCCCGCTGCCGCAATCACGTTGCCCGAAGCATCGAACGCTAAGTAATTACCCGCACGAGTCCCCACATCTGGAATCGTTGTCGTTAACCCAATATCAGAATCAGGCAGTTTAATAGACAAGTCAATTTTGTCCGATGTGTTTTGTGCTATAAGCGTCAGTTTATCTAAGCCGCTTTCAATCGAAGCCGCTGGTAAAATGTCAGCGCGTGGGTAGCTTCGTGTTTGTGTAACGGGAATATTCAGCGTTAACAAAATATCTTGCGTGGCCGAAGGAATCTTGAGCGCGTTAATAATGGTGACGTTTGATGTCGTGTTGCTAACGATGGTAACGGTGTAGTCAACGCCAAGAGCAAGAGTTTCAACGACGGCACTTGTTGAACGTGTCAAGATTTTAACATCAAGAAAATCCTGATCGAGTACGTTATTATCAAAAGCAAAAACAGTTGTGACCCCGTTGCCCAGCCGTCTGAAAATTGTTGGTAACGCTCCGACTGTCATAAGGGCACCTTTGTGTAAAATTTCTTTATCATAAAACTACTTCCAAAGCCATTCTTGATTAAAGGTTTTCCGCATATCGCGTTCTGCCCTGTTCATAAATCCGGGGTTCATTTGCTCCTGCATTTCAAGCAAAAATAAATGGTCGAGAGGGCCGCGAATGTAGAATAGGTTGTTTCCAGGTATTGAACTTATTGCCATCATCGCGGCGGCGCGAGTCGAACCTTCACCGCGAATAAGAGATGACCACAGCTTTATTACTTTGTCATTGCCAAATGTTGGCCCGAATAAGAACGAAGAAAAATCTTTTCCGTAAGATGAAAAGTCCGTCAAGAGAACATCAGTAAGAATACCACCACCGCCACCTTGAGCTATAGACGCAATAATAGTTTCTGTTTTTAAAGGGTCTTTTGGTGTTTTGCCATTAAAAAGGTCTTTCATGGTGGTCGCCATATAACCAAAAGCACTTGTTAACAGCAGTAATGTTGTCATCCCCCCTATGTCCGGCTTCCCGCGCCCGTACCATGCTTGCCCAAGGACTTTGGTAATAACAGAAACAGGGTAGCTTTTATATTGAGCGGCTAATCGGAAAAACTCACCTCTTGGCGTGCCTCGCTTGGTGTTCCCAAACGTCAAAATTCTTCTTTCTCTAGCTCCGGGATTCAGAACCGCCGATTCTCTTCTGTCAAAAAAATATCCAGATAATTTTTCAGCAACGGCTTGATCGGAAATTTTATCCGCCAAAACGTAAGCCCGGCCATCCTCAAGGGTTGTTACTGCCGCCCGCATGGTGTCCCAATCTTTTTTTGTTATGTCGTATTGACTGAAAAATCGTGCTGTGTCTGCGTCTAAAGCATCAAACTCAAGCCCTGCTTTAAGGCCAAGCCAATGCGACATAGTATGTACAAACCCCCCTTGGTGAACATCCGTCCACCACGCTTGGAGATTAAGCCTAAAAAACAATCGTACTGCCTTTGAAGCAAAACCATTAATATCATCGCTAAGACTAAAGTTTCTACCTATATTGCCAATAACAGATTCAAAATACACCCCGGACATAGACGCAAATTCAATGCGGTCCTGCTTGTTTTTAAACCCATAGCCAATATCTACCACTGATTTTGTTAAGGACGACAGCCAGTTTCTTCCTTGGTTGCGATACTCAAAAGCTTTAATCGGAACATCTCCAATGTAGGAAGCTATTGCTTTCCCAAGCATTGTGACAATGTTATACGCCCTAATGTTTGATGACACGGTAGCCAATGTTGCGTTGGCGGGGATTCTTTGTTTCTCCATTGCCCCGGTAATAAGTTGTTCTATTTTGTCGTCATCTCCAGCCCGTGCGTCCACAATGTCACGGTTTTTCTCTTTTATCGAACGATACACCTCTTTCATCATGGCTTCGGGGTTAGTGCCAAAACGCTCCATTAGGGCAATGTTGTCGGCGTTGTACGTTATCGAATCAATGACACCTTCGTGTAGGCTACGCATTCCAAAAGCGTTGTTCCATTCTTCCCACGAATTGTAGTCTTTGAAGATAAGCTGCCGACGTTGTGACAGTTTTTTGGCAAGGTCGCTTGGTCCCCAAAATTGAAAAAACTTTTCATCTTCCGTAAAAACATTGTTAAGCCGAACTCCAGAAAGCATAGCGTCATAAGCACCAGATAGAGCATCATCAAGATTTTCGTAATCGCCGCCAAAACTTCTGTCTTTGTCAAGACGCGGGCGCATGAACTCAATCCACTTAGCCTTACCCATTTTCCGCATCGCCACTAGATCGTGACGCTGGGGCATAACAAATCCCGGCAGTTTTTGAATATCGGCTCCGTTTTTATTTTGGCGTAATACTTGTTTGTCGACTACGTCATAAATTATTTGGGCTATTCTGTTTGCTTGTTTGTTGCCACCTTTTGGCGGTTGTCCATAAGATAAATCCCAAACTGTACGGCCTATTTCAGAAGACAATTTGCCGTCGGAAAAAAGATTTAGCAGCCCTTCTTTCGACAGGTTTCCTACAATCTCATTTAAGTACGTTGCCCGAACTGCGTGTTTATTTACCTCAAGCGAGTTTTTTCCGCCGGGTAACGGAGTATTAATTCCTTCAAACATTGCTTGAAAAGCCAGTGTTATTGATGGATTAAATTCTTTATTATCAAGCATATCCTGAATAAAGGTTTCGTTCTTCTTTTTCAGAATAAGGTTGCGTCTGTAATTGCGCTGGATGCGTTTTGCATTGTCTTTGATGTTCTGTAGGTTTTCGACAATAACTTCGTCAACGGCATCTTCATAGCTTTGCCCAGTTTCTTTTGAGCGACGTCTAGCTTTTCTGTCAACGTCTTGCGCCATTTTGCGCGCCTGCGGCTCGGTTAAACCGGATTGCTCTACAATGCGCTTAATGCAATCTCTCATTTCAACCTCTGGTAAAGCATGTTTTTATAACATCCATTGCTTTAGATGTCATCTTGTCCGGTATCGTGCTCACAGCGTTTTGGTAATCGTCAAACTCTTCTTCGGTTATAATCCCTTGGTCACGCATAGATTTAATTTCTGCGTCGGCGGCTGTGTCCAAGTACTCGTCCGCTTGTTTTACTTCCGCTTCAAGCTGGGTTTTTGTGGGGCCGCGCTCAATAACATCGTAGTTGATAAGAGTGTCGTTGCGGTAGTCAAAAGCGTTTTTGTTGTGATTTTTAATTATGTTTAAATTAATATCGTCCATCTCTTGAATGGCAATTTTTTGCAAGGCATGTTCTTGCCGGGCTTGTTTTAAAACATCGGCGATCTCGGCTGATTTATTGTTAATCTCTAAATCGTTCTGCGCCAACTGTTCGCGCAAGCGGACAATATCAGGCTCTCGGAAGGTTTCAATAGATTTGCGGATCGTGTCTTTCTCTTTCAGTAAGCCGTCAATGGCAGTTTGTTTCTCCGCCTTGTCCTTGCCTTTAAGATTCTGCATGTCCTGTTGCAGGGTTTGAATCTTAGCATCAATTTCTTTAATGGCTTTTGTTTTGGTGTCGATCTCGTCCAAAGCCGTTTGGATGTTTTCTGATTTTTGCTCTATATCTTTAATTGATTTAAACAAAACAGGGTTCAACTCTTCGGCTATTTGGGGAACAGTTTTCAGCCGTGAGATGCCGTTCTCCATCAGGAACTTCATGCGCGGCAAGCTAATGTCCGCTGCACGGGCTGCGGCCATGAAGTTAACCAATGACTCGTCTTTGAGGTGCACCACGTTTGAGCGCAGGGAGGCTTGCGCTTCAACTGCTTTAATGTTTACAGCCTGCCCCAACGCTTTTTGCGTAGAGGCCATGTCGATCTCATCGGCCACCACCTCTGTGGCCTTGCTGCGGAACCGCTGTAGCTTGCTCTGCATGATGGGGGATAGTTTTGATGCCGCCGCTCCAACGGCAGGGACAATCCCGCCAAATGCTGCCGACGTGGCGATATTAAACAGGCTGTCTTGCAGCGTGTACTCCTGAAAAAGCCCTTTTGCCGTGCTCCGGTTGCCCGGTTCTACTATTGCTCCAGCGACAATACCCTCACCAACGCCAATCCCTACTTTTTGGCCAAGTTTAAGAGAACGCCGTAGTTGATAGGCGCGTCTCACAGTGTTGCCTAAAACACCAATAGAGCCAAGCCCGGCAGTACCAGCGGACACAGCAACCCCAACGGCAAAGGTTTTAGGCTCCACAATTCCCGTGGCAAACGCTGCGCCAAAGCCAAGTATGCTTTGAAAATTAGATGCCTCGGCACGAATTTTGCGCCGGGCAATAACAGCATCGTTAAATTGTTTGAGTTCCTTTGCGCTTTCCTCTGTCATTCCCTCATGCCAAGGAATACCCTCGCTGTATAAATCAGGATTAGCCTTATACTGTTCTTCGGATATCTTAACGCCCGTCTGTTTGGCTTCTTCAACCCTGCGTAGTGTCCGGTCGGCCTCAAGTGTGCCCTCCCCGTAATAAGCATCACCTGCGTAAGCCGATACTACCGCGCTTGTACGCGGCTTAAAAAGCTGGGTGTCCTGCGACTCGCCAAAGTCTGTGCGCTGCTGCTGTGGTGTGTTCCAAAAGCCGTACATTAGAAGCGTCGCCCTTTATTTGCTTGGTCTCTTTTCTTTTTGTTTTCTTGTTCTTTGAGAAGTTGCTCGAACGAGATGTCTATTTCTTTTCCGGCTTTATCCACAAGAACATTGCCATCTATTGACCGGAACTTGTAGCCAGTTTCTCTTTCATTTAAGAACGGTGCGGCAATATCTTGCAGCTCATAAATTTCTTTATCCCGCTGATTGACCATTTCGGGCAGTGATTCTTTAAGAAAGGTCTCAATGCCACTCTCAATCTGGCTGGCCGAATAAGCCGTTGGCACTCGGAACTTTGCATCGTTGACCTCGGCCACCTCGTATGAGCCGTTAAAAGGCTTCATGGCAAATTCTACCGCATCGCTTTCAGATGAGGTCTTACGCTGTAGCATTCTTGCCATAGACAGCGATTCAACAACGTCTATTTTTTCCTGCACGTCCTCAAAGGATTTGCCTTCGTTTAGGATAGCGGCTTGCAAGTCCTCGGTCTTGTTTTTCACTTTTCTGGCTAGTTCGGATTTTAAAAACCCACCCTGCTGGTACAGATCGTTTAAAGCAGTCTTACCAGAACGAGACACATTAATTAACAGCTCGATATGTTCTTTATTTTCAGGTCTTCCGCCGTGGGCTAGGGACATTGCGGCTTCCATAGCAGGGGTAATGCTTTTGTTTCTTTTTAGGTCTTGAATGGCATTGGGGGTATATTCTTTATATTCGTTAAATAGTTTGTTGAACTGGCTCAATGCTTCGTCTGCGTTGTTAACTTGTGCAAGAGCCACGCCAAAGCCTACAGCTTGAGGGTTTGTTAAAACACTGGCGTTTTCTTTATCAATGCCCAAAGTCCGTACTTGCGCGTCCACTATTTCGCCGGGCGTTCCTGCGCCTATTTCAATAGCGGCTTTTGCTTTGTCGGCCAGAATGTTTTTGAGCACAACCTCTTGCTGGTTTAGTTTCTCGCCAATGGAAAGATTGCCGTAGTACCCGCCGCCGCCTTGAATGGGCAAGTTATTAAGCCTATTTTGCCAGCCTTGAAGTTGGTCTTCATATTTTTCTGGGTCATTTTTGGCAAGGCGCACGTACTCCTGCCGCCGCATCTCAATTAGTTCTTGCGGGCTAGAGCCGTCCTTAGCTGCCTGTATGAGTTTATTTCTAAAAGTGGTGCCGTGATTTACTACGCCGTCGGCAACAATGTCCTGTACTGGTAAGGGCAACTCGCCAATCTTGTACCTGTCGTAAAACTCTTTTTTGTAAAACTGCCGGGCATACGCCTCACCAGCGGCTTTGCCTTGGGTTTCCGTTATTTGTTTTGCTTCGTCGTGTTCTTTTTTAAAAGAACCGCGATTAATGCCATATATTGCAGGGTGCCCTGATTTCCCATCCTTTTTTGTATATCCGCCTTCGTTTCGCATGATAATATCAATCGAACGGTCGGCATTTTCTGCGGGGTTGCCGTCTAATTGAATCTCGTTCAACTTCTTAATATCAGGCGTTTTTTCCCAGACGGTCTTTTGCAGCTTTGTCAACTCTTCGCGCGTGAAGTATGCTGAAAACTGCCCCGACGCTAGCAACTGCTGCGCTCGTTGTGCATCCACTGCCATTGCCCCGTAGATGTATTTTTGCGCCGCCTCGGTGCGTATCTTGCTGTCAAAGTCTTGCAGCTTATCGTCGGCCAGAACGCCGACCCCAGAAATAATTGTTGCGTCAATGTTTTTGGCAATCTCGTTAAAGTCCTCACCGCGTTGCCCGTAGGTGTAACTAAGCTCGGCCAGCGTGTTGCCCGTCTGGTTAATCTTTGAACCAATTAACTCAATTCTGCGTCCGTTTTCCCAGTTTAGGTTGCGCTCATAGTCCCGCACATTGCTCTCTGCAACGCTAAGATTGTAGGCTTCTTGCACCGACGAAGGCAAAGTTTTAACTCTTTCCGCGTCTTTCTTCTGCTGCTCTTTTTCAAAAAATTGCCCGTAGCCTTCTGGGTTGTTCTGAAACATCTTTTGGGTAGCGTTTATGGAATCAATCTTTTCACGTTCGCGCTGTATAAGGGCATCGTTCAGCGTAACCTTATCGTTTTCCCTTTGAATGTTCAGGCTAACATTGGCTGCCTGTTCAAAAAGCGCAGATGCTTGTTGCCCTGTTGACGCGGCTCTTTGTATGGCCCCGCTGTCCGTAAAAGACGGTGTTGCCGCTCTGCGTATAACAACTTGGTCGTAGCCGGGTACTGTAGGCATAAAGTCCCTCTACATCTTATCATATATGCTTGCAGCGTTGCCAGCATTAGAAAGTCCGCCGCCAATACCTTGTATAAACGCTTGCCGCCCGGATGCCTTCAAAGCGTTCGCTTGCAATCTGCCCTCAATGCGGCGGGTAGAGGCCGATAAACTACCCGAACGCAGGGTTTCCTCGACGTTGCTAAGCCCAGCCCTGCGCGTAGCTTCCATAACCATTAACGGCGAACCCGTAAGGTCAACGCCACTCTTTAGAAAGGACACCATCTGTCTGCGCCGTACCGATTCCGCTTCACGGCCAACAGCCAATGCCTCCTTGCTTGATGCCCGCGCTTCTTCTTCTGCCGCAAGATTGGCCATAGCCTCGTTTTGGACGGCTTGCTTTTTTGCTTCTTTATTGGCCTGTACGCCGCCAGCAATGCTAGAAACTGCTGCTAAGCTTGCCAGTGCGAGTGCGGCTGCCGCTGCCATATCCCCTAAACCCCTAGAATGTAGTTTGTCATGTTGGAATCGGTTTTTTGAAAGCCGCCTTTCTCAAGCCGTCGCCCCATTGCCGCACTTTTTAAAGTGCTCATCACTGCTACCCCGCCTAGTTCCTTTGCTTTTGAAGCAATACTTTTTGTCATTTCTTCAATGCATATTTTTCTATCTTTTGATTTTTTGCAAGAGATATAGTTTTCCGCCCAGATAATAGGGGTGTCGGTTAGATACAGGAAAACAGCGCAGACAGGGTTGCCCTCGTCGTCGCACACTACAACACTATTTTTGGGAAGAAACATATAAGGAATAGGCTGCCAGCCCCATGATTCCCACCATTCCACAAAAAGCGGGTAATCGTCTTCGGTGTGGTTGCGAATAAACATCAGTTACTCACTGTAAAATACGGGACAACTAATTGTATATAACACGGGAACGGAACATCTTGAACAAAAATTACTCGTTTTGATTTTGACCATGTACCATCTCGCGCATCAACAGTCTCGTTGGTGTATTTTACTTTGATGTCTCCCGTAAACGGAAGCGGCGGCCTGTCCATCTGCATATTAGCGGTGCGGGCTTCAATCTGGTTTAACCTGTAACGGTTTGTCCCATACCGCACGTACATCGAATTTAAGAACCGAAGCCCTACTTCGTAAAGAGATTTGGGTTTTGTTTGTGAGACCCCCGTTGTGCCCCCTCCTTCAAGCTCGTTTGTTTCCACTTCTCCCGTGTAAGGCAAGCCAATATGAAAAACAGACGCTTGCCTTTCCAAGGTAACCACACCGCCAGTCACAACAACTTGCGGGTGCTGGCCGCCATCGGCAACAACCGATACTGTTTTGCCCTCAAGGTGCATCAAGCCACCAACGGCATTTGTTGTGATGTACCATTCCCCAGCGGGTATAGCGGTAACACTGTTAAACGCTTCCACAATGGTGCAGGTGACGCTTGTGGGGCTACTATAAGCGGTAATCAAGGCAACCCCTGTTTCGTACCCGGTAACGCTTTTACGGATAATTTCTGAACCCACCATGTCCGCTGTAAACACGCTGCCAGCGGCCGTAAACACTATCCCTGTTCCCGTGGTCGCGCCCGGTGTTACCGCCTGTGTAGCAAAGACAGAACCGTCGTATGTGACCGCAGAATCAAGGTAAACGTATTGTTTCTGGGCTTCATAAGTTGCTCTGGCAAAGGCGGCTTTATCGGCGGCCTCATCCCCAGTAAAAAAGTCCTCCCGCATTGGGTAGACAATGGTATCTGCCATGTACTCTACATTGTACCTATCAACGCCGTTGATTGTTCTCTTTACACACGCCCATAGCTGCCCATCATCGTGTGGCCGCGTCTGGCTGCACACGCTTTTAAAATCTCCGTCGGTTGAATGCAGGTGCCAGCCGCTTATGCTTTCCGTGCTGCTGGTTGTCATCCCCACTAGCTTGCCGTCTTCCCGTACCGCCCATAGAATATCGTTGCTGCCCTCAACGTAATCAAACTGCGATATTCCCTCATAGGTGAGATGTTCTGAAATTTCGTTTCTATTTACGGGAACATATCTGTCTTGTTCGAGGCTGTACTCAAATGAGCGCATTGTGCTTTTATCGCCCTGCAAGTAATACAAAAGCGAACCTCGGCCTATGGGGTTAACATCATCAACGCCGTAACTGTTGGTTGGTTTAATTGCAAGACTTGAAGGCGTAACAATATTATCAATACCACTTGTTGCAAAAAGTACGTCGTTTGTTGCGCCAATGGTAAGGAACTTATCTGTTCCGGCCAGCCATTCAATCTTTGCGGCTCCGTAAATTTGATACTCAATTCCTTCGTTTGCTTCTGGTTTCGCCCCGGGAGACAAATCAATCTGCAAAGTAAAATCGTCTAGATTCCCAGCGTTACTAACAAAAAGCGTATTGGGTTCGTTGGTGCTGCCCCCATAAAAAAGCCGCCGATCATAAAACCCCACCGCGCCGGGGTAAGTTCCAGCGGAAAGGAATGGTGCTGCCGCAGACGAGACTTTCCTGACAATACCCCCGCCCGTGTACGCCGCATAGCCAGATGAATCTAAGCCGACAAGCTGAAACGTGTTTGCACCCGTGTTGACAGCGGCAATAGTAAATTCCCGCTCGTTTATTTCGGTCATGCCCGTGGCACTGTTGATAAAAACGGTGTCTCCGTTGGTAAAAGAATCGCTCCCGGTGTAGGTCAACACAGCCGGGTTAGCCAATGTTACCGCGCTAATAACCTGTGCGTTTTGCCGTGTTTTCCGTATGGGTGAGTGGTCGGCAAACGTCCAGCTTGTGGGACTGGTGTACGTTAGCTTTTTTGGCGGGTATAAAGGGTGGGCAATGTAAAGTGCGTTTTTTTCTTGGGCAAATTTTAACGCCTCAAGGTCTGCGGTTGCATAAGTAGTGACAATCTCCATCACCTTTTCAATGGTGCCTCCAGAGGTATAGGCCGGGAATGCCGTTGAGTTTACTCCTGCAAGCTCAAACGTGTTTGCGCCGACGTTGACGTTAGCAACGATATACTCATTGTCGTTTAGGTTGGTCATTCCAGAAATATTGCCCAGCAATACACTGTCGCCATTGGCAAAGGTGTCTGCGCCGCTGTAGGTGACAACGGCGGGGTTAGCTTGCGTAATCCCGGTAATGTTTTGCGCCGCAAAACGTACCTGACCGTTGTTCCGGTAGAACCGGATAGCGTTTTGCGTAAACTCCAGCGTGAAACTTGCACTGTCAATAAACCTGAATTTATACAGCCACGCGGGCTGATTGTTTTTTGTCTGGGCTGCGTAGTAAAACCCAGGTCTGAAGAACACACCCCCAGCGGCTTCGACAATGAAGTTTCTTACCCGCCGCGCGCCTTTGTAAGTTATTTGGAGATCGTGCCTGCCGTAGAATTTAGGCGCAATTTCCCCAGCGGAAAAATCCGGCTGTGACGTGTTGACGCTAACCATTAAAATAGTGCCGGGTAGTATCGCGCACGCCTAGAGAACGTCGTGCGTTGCGGTTAACACTAACTCGCCTGACTTCTGGCGGGTGCTCTTGGCCGTCAATGCCTGTTGCGTTCTTGATTAAGGTTTTGCGGATAGCCGAAAGCCGCTCAATATTAGAATTGTTTTGCGTGATTGAGTACGCAAGAGACAGGGCAATTTCTACTGCAAGAAGCTGAATAAAAATATCATCAAAAGCCAAAACATTTTCCACATCGGAAATGTAAATTATCCGGCACACGGTAGCGTCTGAATAACGTAGCATAATGCTTTTGTTTTCAAAGAAATAATCTGATGCCGCGTAGATCATATCGTCTTCATTTACTACCCGCAGCAACCTGATAAAATCAGCGGTAACGGGAAAGGCGGCGGCGGCACCAAACAGAGGGATTGTTGAGCTTGCGCTCAATTCTGCTCTTTTTATGGCAAAGTTCCAAGGATGCATTCTTAACAACATCCGGCGGTTAACGTCATACCACCGGGCGCATTTTTCCTCGGTGCTTGTCTGCGGTGAAGAAATATCCGAAACAAAACCGCCTTGGAGTAAATCCAAGGCCATGTTGCAGATGTCCGTTGATGATGTGACCGCCATTAAACCCCCTTTTCGGCCAGCAGGAAGCTACCCCCTACTGGCCGGGCGCGAAGTTTAGTTAAAAACAAAAATGCCTCTGACGCGGATGGTTCCGGCAGCGGTTCCAACCGTGGTGGCGGTGAGAGCGATGTCGTAAGAATCATCAGGGTTAGTGGCTCCAGAAAGAGAAGCCAGCGTACGAAGTTCGCCAAGGGTCAAGGCCGATAGCCCGACGTTGTTTGACGTGGCAATCGTACGGGCGGACGACATATCAATAGCCGAAGCCAGCACAGTAGCGTTTACTACCGAGCCAAGGTTGGCACGGTACAAGCCGAAACCGTAAGAAGTGCCTCCAGTAATTGCTGTGTTCACCACTTCAAGGCTGATAGGAATAGCGTTGGAAGGCACAGAGGCGAAGACCCGAAAGATACTTCCGTCATCGTCAGCGGCTGCTACGGTAACAACACCAACAAGAATAAACGGCTCCGAACCAGAACCCACTTTGTAGGCATCTGTTTTCTTGTTCGCAACAAGGTTAGCATCTGTGTATTTATTTTCTACGGCCATGGTAATAACTCCTATGAAATAATGTTAAACGGTTGCACTAAAGACAGTTACCGCAGTTCCAGAACCAACAGCGCTAACCTTAACTCTGAACAAGCCAGCAGCCACGTCTTCAATTTCAACGTATGAACCGCGCAAGCCGCCTTGAGTGGTGGCGTTAAAGGTAATGGTGTCCGACGTTGTGGTTGTTGGAAACACACCATGAGTTGTAGCTGCCACAATCGCTAGGCCCTGCATTACGTCCGTTGCGTTGGCAACCCGGATGATAATAGACCCGGATGTTTGGCTAACAGATGAAAAAAAGCAGTAGTTATTGCCTGTCCCAGTAGCCGCCGGGAGAACATAAGTGCCCCCGGTAGCGGTATTGAGAAGGGTCAACCGTCCTGCGTGCTGTACGGCATTGAGAGTAAGAGCCGCACCAGAAGGAACGGTAGGCCTATTCTCAAGGGCTGTAAGCCTTTTGTAAATGTTAAGAGACATGGTTCATCCCTCCATTAAGCCGTAGTCGTTACACGTTGGACTTTTTTGCCCTCGGTGCGAACCGCGCCAATTTCCAACTCAACAACTACTTGGGTTGTTTCGTGCAAATCGTTACGTTCTTGGATTTTCACCGTCATTTCTTGCGAGATACCCAGCGCAATCCCGTCTTGTGCCATAGCAATTAATTGCCGTTGGCTTGAGGCTACAGGGATAATTGGAAGCGTTGCGTTCGCAGCAAAAACAACAATATCCATGCCAAGGGCTTGGGTAATGCGGCCTTTTTCAACAACAAAGTTTCTGGAAAAATCACCAGAGGTAAGTTCATTCTCTCGCATCAAGCGTGTGTGCTCAATCCCGGTCATGCCGATTGCGATGCGCTCGTTGTCTTCAATGTCGTTGTCAATAAAGTTTTGCTTGATTTCTAATAGTTTTTCATAAGTCAAGCCAGCGGTTGCATCAACAGTGATGCCGCCGTCGTTGGCGTATGTAACTGTGGTTGCAAAATCTCGGCCTGTCGCAATATCCGCAAAAGCAGATTGCTGGATAATTCGGTCATATTGACGAAGAGCAGCGTTAGCAACTGCACTAGCGTAGTTGTTCCTAGGGTCAGTAAGCATCCCGCGAACATCAGATTTATCGATAGGGAGAACGCACGTAAAGCGTTTCCGGTTAAGCCGACGGCGGGTGTGTTCAATATCATCAAACACTACTTTAGGAGAACGCCCTTGCAGTTCCCGCATCTCGACGGTACCAAGGCCATCATAAGCCAAAAGGTCGCCTGTCATCATAAGTGGTTTAATGTATGGGCGATAGCGTGCGCTTTTTTGCTGCGCGGCCACATGCACCATCTCGCTAAATTGCGTTACTAATGCTGGATCAATAGTCGTCATTGGAATGCCTCATTATTGCTGGAATGGTTGAACGAAATATTTTCTATCGTCCCCGGTATCCAACAATATGGGCGGGTTATTAACTTCGTGGGCGCAAAGCGGTGTCCACTACAAAACGGCTTATAGTACAAAAGCCGTCAATTTGCAAGTCCTAGTTTTTTATCAAATTCTTTTAACTTGTTAATTGTTTCTCTGTATTTTGGATTGAATGGGTCTCTTGCTTCTGGTGACATCCGTAAGGCAGCAGCCTCTTTGTGTAAGTCACCAATACTGATATTGTTAACGCTTTTTGTTCCGTCTGGCAATTTTCCTTCTGCCCCATATTCTTTTCTAATTTTGTTTATCTCATCGTGCAGACTGTTCGCCATAGCAATAATGCCAACAAGCGCGTCTGGGTTATTGGCGGCCTTTTGTAGGCTTGCACGGACATTTTCAGGGACGTGTTTGACAATCATATCCTCGGCAATGCCTTGCGCGACGGTGGCCTTGTCTCCAAACTGCGCTTTTAGCTGCTCGTCAAACTTTTGGTTCAGCGTCTGCTCATTGCGCTTGGCTGCATCAGTCTCTGATTTAATGTACGCTTTCCATAGTTGGTCGGCTTGCTTCTGGGGCAACCCAGCATCAAACATGAGCTGTTGGGCTAGTTTCTTGGCTTCGTCAAGGTTAGCACTTTCTGGCAAACCTTCCACGTCGCTGAACGTGTATTTGTCCGCAGACTCTGGCCGGGCGATGTTGTAGTATTTGTTCCATTCCTCATCGGGGGCATCGGCGGCGGGTAAGCCAACAGGCTTTTTCCCCAGCAAGGATTGGGCATTATCTAGTGTTTTCCACAGGTCATCCGGTGTTTTGATTTTCTCAACCCAGCCTCGTGCCTTATACTCTTCCGGCACGGTAAAGGACGGTGGCGGCGGTGTCTCTGCCGCAGGAGTTGTGGGCTGCACGGTGGTTTCAGTGGTCATGGTCTTGTCCTCTCGCTAGGATTAACTGGCTTCAGGCCAGCCTTCTTTTCAGCTCCTCGACGGTAGCCAAATTCGATATCAATCAAATGCTCGTTGCGTATGAACCCGCGCAAGTACAGGTATGCCCGGCGCAAGACAGCGTTTGCGTAGGTTTGCTCGATTGAGTCATTGACGGCAATATCTTTGTTGAACCCTGAATATTCGCACAAACAAGCAAGCACAATCTGTCCGTCGGTGGTAGCGGCAACCCTGTTGATTGCCTCTCTGAATGATTCCTCGGTAACGATTATCATTGGCCTTTAACCCTTGCTTCTGCATTGGCGGCTTTTTCTGCAATCGTTGCCAGTTGCTCTCCAGCGGCTAAACCTTGTTGTTGCTGCATCTGCTGCTGCTCGGCAGCTTGTGCGGCTTCAAATTCTTCATCTGTTTTCAGAATGAAGCTAATGCCCCTGATTTTGCATATTTCATCTTGGAATTTTTTTGTGTTAATGCGTTTCATAAATTCAGGGTTAATCTGAAAGTTATTTGCCGCAATAGTTAAAACTTCAATCATGGCTCGGTATTGTTCGGCGCTGTAAGCAAGAGCCGCCCGTGTCTTGTAGTTTATTTTGTATATATCCTTACCTTCGGCCAGTTTTTTGGCAATGCTGTCCGGTAAATACTTCGGTGTTCCGCCTTCCCTGATTATTCTGGCTTCTTCTTCAGTGCCTTTGACAACACCAAATTTGCCTTTTCTGAACAACAGCGACACGCCGCGCTCAATCACTTGCTGCAATACCTGTATCTGCCTATTGAACAGCGCAGCCAATGACGCAACCTTTGCCTGATCGCGTATCTGGGCTTCGCCTAACGTCATTTCGGTAGAGTTGTTGAGGTCAAGCAAGCGGTCAATGTTAAAATGCTGTGAGATAGATTCCCGCAGTTGCTCTAAGCGTTTTTCTGCCCACGGAATGTTAGGAGGGCTGCCAATGTCAAATACCGGGTTGCCCGTTATGTTGCCGCTTGAGTTAAAAACACTAACTGTACCCGCAC